AACATACCACTTTTGGAAAGTGTCGTAACCAGTAGAAGAAAAGCCTAACCACTGCAATACAGTGTCAAACTCTCCTCTGATTTTCTTTTTGATGTTGTCAGCTAGATCGACATCATCCGTAACACATTCAACAACTTTTTGGTCTGGCGATATTGTTACCGCCTCATTCACGATGTCGTCTATTGCTTGAGCAACTTCTGGTTGCTGTAGCATCGATCTATATTTTTGCACAAGTTCTGCTTCTGATCTTGCACTACCAGCCAAGTCCAAATAGCTACTTGCGGCAGTACCTGTCGCCGCAATGTCAATAGAACCTTCTTCTGCGCCCGCCTGAACAAAGGAGGGGATATTATTCTCTTCCTTTTCGGACTTGCGTTTGATTTCAAAACCAAATAATTCAGCCATATTTTATCCTCTAATTCTTAGGGAGAGTTTATTCTCTCCCCTTAAATTATCGTTATCAATTTTACTCGTTTGTGCCGCCGTCTCCGGTGACTCCACCAGAAACATTCCACCAGTCATACTGGAAGGTGACATCGAATCTTTCGATGTCGTCAGTTGTGTTCCAATCCATAGTGATAGCACCGATGGCAGTTGGAAATAGTCCGTTAAAGTTATAAGTTCTTAAAGGTGCGCCAGTTTTTGAGTACTGAGTAATCTGTGCTTGATTCTTATATTCAGAAGCACTTGCACTACCTAACTGAGTTGTGTTTCCCTCATGAGCATTGATGGATGCCATCCACTGCTCCATAGCGTTACGAATAAGGAAGTCCTCATCGTTAATGATAGTTACAGTCCACTCAGCGAATGTTCTATCGCCTGCTATCTTAACCTTACGACCAAAGTATGGAACTTCAATTGTTCCGATAGTAGCTTCAGGGATCTGTGCCGCCTGTACCATAAATGGTGTTTTAAGATCAGCAATTCCATTAATGGGATTGGTGATAGCTACTTGGAACAGGGATGCCTTAGCACCCCCGAAGGTCAATTGGCTTTTAATTTCATTGATGTTGAAAGCCATCTTTTTTATCTCCTTGTTTGTTGTCTAATTATTTATTAAGCCGCACCAACGATCTCTGAGAACTCCACGCCTGTTCTAACGGCAACAAAGTTCAACTGGATAAAGTTGATTGAACGTGCTGGCTTGATATAGATATCGCCAACAAATTGGTTAGTGTCAATCACTTGACCGGTGTTGTTAGATTCATCACAGATAACTTTAAAGTCATAAATGCCTCGTCTACCTTGAACATCTCTCAAGAACGGTTCAACTAAGTTTACAAACGATGCTCTAGTGAACTCATCGTTAAACTCGAATAATGTTGACTTAGATGCTTGACTAATAGTCTTCTCAAGAACAATGAACAATCTACGGACATTGATTCTGTCGAATGCGCTAGTAGTGCCAGCAAAAGTCTTGTCACCAAATAGTACAGTACCTTGACCTGGCTGAGTGATTACTGGATTAATACCATTCTTGTATAGTAAATCTCTCTGCGCTTTATTAGGATTGACTTTTAACTTAACAACATTCTTAACATTTCCTCTGCTGTATCCTGCGGGTGAGAACCAGGGATCTCGTAGATCGTCTGTTCTAGCACACAAGCCAGCGATGTCGCCATTCAAAGGAACCCAACGATATACGTCAGAATACTTATCGTATTGGTATTTATATCCACTGTCAACAACTGCAAAACTACTTGCAGTTAGGTTAGCGACAAAAGATACTACAGAAGATGGAGTCATATTGTCTGCGTATGCAGGAGAAACAAATGCTACACAATCTCTACGAACTTCTACAATGTTGTCGATGATGTAATTAGAGAGTTCGTGTCCTGTCGCTCCTCGTGCTTTACCCTGAAGAACAAACGAGATATCTACATCAGCGGCATCCTTATAAAGATCATACGCTAAAGCTAGTTTACCGATTGGAATATCAGTCTCATCGTTACCATCACTACCACCAGTCAAAGCTGTAGCTGAAACAGCACCACTCAATGCGGCTGAACCTGCATCAGTCAACGAAATCCAGTCAGAAGATGATACAAGAACATCCGATAGGAAGTTTGTAGATCCGTCTGCACTTTTAGCACCTGCCGATAGTGATACATTATCATATCTTTCTATAACAGCACCAGCGGTGCCAGTAATTTTACCATCAGAATCCTTAACGACAACATGAACACTTCCTGAATCTGGAGCAGAGTCAAAGATGTCTGCATCGCCCCACTGCTTAGTGTACTCTCCACTAACTACGTTAGCGATACCTGTATATCTCTCAATAAAGTCTGCTGTTGCAGTAACTGTGCCAGCTTTAGTTGTTAACTTATTGGTGCCTGCCGAAAGAGCAGTGATTTGTACGTTATTTTGATTACTTACAGAATAGCTGTTTGCTTTAGCAAGAGTATCTGCTAGTTTAAACATATTTGTTGTACCGCTAGCCTCTACACCAACTTGGGTTAATGTATAGCCAGTATTACCTGAAGCGGGTTGAGTAAGATCAATAGCGTCAACACCAATTGCAGGGACTTCAGAGTATAATTTAATTGCTGTTGTGCTTTCTACCTGAACCCAATACTTAGTGCCGTCTGCTAGACCATTGATAGCAGCCTGACTATTCGTGTTGAATATAACACGATCTCCAGTTGTGTAGCCGTGTGCAGTATCGAATGTAATTGTTTCATTTGCTGTAGAGACATCATCGAAGTCGAATGATTTTGCGACATCTTCTACTGGGATAATGAAGTAGTTTTTATCGTCTACTAAACCAGCTAGAAGACCACCAGTTGTTGCGTCATATACAACAGGAGTTCCCTTTGTAATATTTACCTGAGCGCCCAATTGAATGATACTCGTGCCTAATGTGTCTGCGGCATCGTGTACATATACACCACCGTTAGTATCAACAGCATGATCGTATGAAGTTGGAGCGGCGGCAGATTCAAATATAAAATCTGCGCCAGCACCACCACCTGAAACCGAAGCATCAGCTTTTAGTGTCAAGCTTTGTTCACCAACTGTGATTACGTCACCCTTTTTGAGTGCTTGTGCTTGTGCTTGCGAGGCAAAACCGGTAAAAGTACCAGAACTATTACCTGAAGTGATATCTACAGTAGATGTGCCTACTCTTGCGGAAGCGAATGATGCGCTATCGCAGTGAGATACTTGGATAGAATTTCCTAACTCGCCATAATACTTAGCTTTAAATTCATCATCACTACCTTTAGCGGCGATGGCGGCAGTATCACTTACTGCACGAGTTACGAAAAGTGCATCACTATAGCCTAAGAAATTGGCCGCTGTTAAAAAGGTTTCGTGATTTGTCCACAGATTAGCGTTTGTGTACGTTTCACTAGTGTATCGAGTTGACGGCTCACCGAATCTAGAAACTAATTCTTGCTCTGAAGTAACTAAAACTCTTTCGTTGATTGGACCCCATCGAAATACACCTGCAATTGCTCCTTCGGTCGTTCCAACCGCAGGGGTAGCACTTGTTAGGTCGATTTCGCTGACGTTAATGCCTGGACTTGTTTGAAAGGCCATTGTTGATTTCTCCTTGTTTATTTTGTAAGTTACAAACTTCTTTTATTTTCTATTTCTATATTTATAATATTGAGAACTTAGCTTAACCAACTATTATCGTCATCTGAGACTGCAATTCGATCAACAGTATCACTATTCATGTCGTAGTCGTTGAATCCAATTGGTAGTAGACTCTCTGCCAACTCTTCTTCGTTTCTTTGTCTTAGGTTATTGACTGTGTTTATATTAGTGATCTCTTTAAAGAACATCTGATCAGTCATCCAAGCAAATAGCACTAAACCCATGACTAGATCGTCATGACATCCAGATTCTGCTTCATAAGAGTTGCCTTTTCTAGAAAATGTAGAAAGTTCGTTAATCGTATCAAAGTCATTCAATATCAACTGATCTTGTTCAACCAACATCTTGAGCATATTACATCCAACGGATTTAACTGCTTTTGTTGTTCGAATGCCCTTATCTGCTTTCTTTGAGAATCCTGTAGATATTCTTTTACCTGATCTACCTGCGGATTCTGTGAACATGAGTGTTTCCACTTCAAATTCGTAATGCAATGTCTCTGAGACTTGCTCACCTATATCATTGACTTCCACTAATGTGTAAGCCTCATTATAACTCTTTATACTTCTATATATGATTTCAGCGTAGTCTATGGGTGTTATCATATTATCTTTAAAGACGCAAACTTGTCTATAAGGCATCTCTGTAACATCAATAATCTGAAATGCTGAGTAATCTAATCCTTTACCTCTAGCCACATCGACTACACAAACATATGTGTGATCTTTCTGAGGCTTTTCATATACTTTCATGTGCTGTGTTTGACCAACTGGAGTTCTAGGCACAAGACTCTTTAGTTTGCCGCCCTCAATCAGAGTTCCAGACGATCCTAAGAATCCACACTCAAACTCTTGAGTGAACTTTTGAGTATCTTGATCCATAGCCGCAAGAGTCTCTTTTTTCCATGCTTCATCTCTTCCCGGCACTCTTTCCCACGGTACTTCAACATACTCAAAGCCATTCGTATCTGCTTTCGCTCCCTCGCAAGTCTTATAGAAGTGATTCAAACCATTTGGCGTAGATGTATATAACATCTTTGTTGTTTTACCAGACGAAATGGTTGGAAACACTGAAGCAAAGAACTCATCCCAGTTCTCTACGAAGGCTGTTTCGTCTATGTATAGAAACGAGATCGATTTACCACGAATCGCACTTGATGAAGTTGAGCCAGCAATGATCTTACATCCATTCTCAAACTCTACAGATCCTTTGTTCCATTCAATGACCCCTTGTTGTAGCCATTTAGGAAGTGCTTCATATGCAATCTTGATTCGATCTAGAATCTCACGAGCCGCATCGCCTTTGTTAGCAAGTAATGCACAGGTTTTATGCTCATTAAACAAAACGTAATGTAATATAACAGCAACAGCAGTAGTCGTTTTACCTGCCTGTCTTGAAGTTACCACAGCAACTCTACGATTGTTTGTTATCTTTTCAACAATCTCTTTTTGATAATCGTACATCTTGATTGGAATGAGACCCTTATCAACGTGTACAATTTGAATATATTTTTCAGAGAAGTATGTAGGGTTATTAGCGCACTTGATAAACTCGCCAACCATATCCTGAGTGAACTCAATAGGAGTACCCTTTCTCTTTAGATTGACGTTACCATTGTATCCACGCTCTTGAATATTAGCCATCGCTATTTTTCATGTCCTTTAACAACTGCTGTAGTTCATTTGTCGAACCAACAAACAGATTGTTATTAGTAGTCAGGCCTTTGGGTGCTGTGTCGATATTCTCCTCTTCTACTTTCAACTTATCTGTAGACATTTTAACCAAGTCTTTGTTGGCATCTACAAGTGTCTTCATGATAGTCGATACGACTTCATATGCTCTCGGATGCTCTGATGCTTTTGCTACATCGAGCATTTGCTCTAACGCCTCTGTTCCAGATTCGATTACA